TGCAGCGTGTTGACGGTCTTGCCATCCTTGTTGGTGATGACCACGCGGTTGACGACCTGCTGCATGCTCGACTTGTAGCTTGCCTCGGTCAGGTTATATCCGCCGTCAAGCACCACGCCGCAGTATGTCCCCTTGACGATGACCTGCAGGCGATCCCGCTGCATCAGGGGGATGTACTTGTTGCCGTTGCGCCGGGAGGCGGCGGTATACGCTGCCATGATGGCCTCATACGCCTTTTTTCCGAGGCACGGCATATATACAGATATGCCGGTCTTGGCGGCGCTGCCGAGCGGCACGCCGAGCTCCGCGCAGATGTTGGCGGTGATGCGCTCGGGCGTGTCGCTGTAGACGTGATTGATGTCCGATTGGTTGACATACCAGAGCAGGTCAAGCGCCGTATAGCTGACCGTATGGGAGGAGACGTTACTCTCGACGTCCATGATAATCCCATAATAGAGCTGCTTACCGTCCACCTGCAGGGTGACCGGATCGCCCTCGCTGATGGACACCTTGGGCAGCAGCTTATCGCTCTCCATGCGCGGCAGGGAAAAGGTAAGCTGCCGGGCAACCTGCTTAGTATCGCCGCTCCATGTGATCTTGTCGGCGAGCGTGCTGATATCGTACTTGCCCGCGACCAGCTTGACCGTCATGCGGGGATCACCAGCCTCTGCCCGGTGTAGATCAGGTTAGGATTGCGTATCTTAGCCCGGTTGGAGTTATAGATACGCTGCCACTTGGCCCCATTGCCATAGTACCGCTTGGCGATCGTCCACAGACAGTCGCCGGTGCGCACCGTATAGGTGCGGGATACCACCTTAACGGCGGGCCGCTTGGTCTTGACTGCCACCTTGACGGTCGGCACATTCAGCTGGCGGTACTCCGCCAGCTGAATGGAATACGAGATATCCCGGCTGCCCTCGCGGTAGGTAAATTGCAGGCTCTCGATGGCCATTGCAAGATTGACACCCATGTCCGATATAATCAGCCGCACAGGCTTGCAGGCGTCCCGCCAGCGCTTGAGGGTGCTGACGTATGACTGCGGGCTCCGGTCGGCAAACCGATAAAACGGCGACCCCTGCGCCGGGAAAAAGCCGGAGAGGGAGGTGGAGGCAAGGCCGCGCGGGCCTAAGAGGTTGGCCTCTCCGACCGTGAGCAGCTGCACGTGCTGGTTGAGGCTCGCCGTATCGATAGCGATCTCCTGCGGGTTGACCGGCAGCACCAGCCGCTCCTTGCGGTTATCTATACTAAGCTCGATTGTCCTGCTCTTAATTGGCATATGACCTTACCTCCTTATGCTTATGCGCTGTTGCTCACGGCGAGGATAACCTGCTTGGTAACCGCCTCGCCGATGCGGTCAATGTCCGCCTCCTCGCGTACAATGATCTGATCCGCGAGCTTGGGGATATGGATGTTGAGGACGACGCCGCCCTTGCCGCCCTGCGGCTTGGGGCTATCATCCTCCTGTTTACGCACTTGTCGCTTGGACTGCTGGTTGGACGTGATCCGCGTGCCCTTGGGCAGCGCCATGAGCTCCGGCCCGTGCTCGCCGACCCACGTCATACCGCCGCGCCAGCTTTGCGTGCCGGTGGCGTTGTTGCCCGCCTTACCGTCGCCCGATCCGACGCCGAGCTTGTCGGCGATCCAGCCGATGCCGCTGGAGATGCCGCCGATGACCGTGCCGATCCCGGAGACGATGGGCTTGATGACCGTCCAGACCTTTTCGATGACTTTTTGGATCGTGGGAAACACCTTTTTGACGACCCCCAAAAGCACCCTAAACACATTGATGCAGGCGTCCATGATCGGAGAGATCACCGACCAGGCCGTCGAGAGGATGTCCTTGATAACCGGTGCCGCCGTGCTAATGACGTCGGTAATCCAGCCCATATTGTCGCTGATGATACCGATAACAGTGCTGACCTTGGACCCAATCCCGTCAAAGATGGTCTTGACGACTGGGGCGATGGTGGTGATCACCGTCCCAAAGGCCGAGATCGCGCTGGCAATGATGGGGGCTGTCTGCCCGACCACTGTGCCGACCGTGCTGATGACGGAGGACAGCACCGGCAGCACGGACGGCAGCACCTGCTGCACCGTACCGATGATGCTGGAGACGGCGGGCATGACGCTGGAGGCAACCGTGCCAAGCGTTGACATGACCGACCCCCCAAAGGTCTTGAGCGGGGCCATCATGCCGGACAGGCCCGCGCCGATGGACGAGAGCCCGCCGAGCTTGGAGGTAAGCCCAGGCAGCGCGGAGGACAGCCACTGGATGCCCCTGCCGAGCTTGTCGGCTATCACGCCGCCGATCACCTCGATGGCGGGGCCGCACTTGTCGATGATCGTGATTACGCCCTCAAACGCGGGCTTGAGCTTATCGACCATCTTGAGGCCCGTGTCCGCGACAAAGCTTTTGAGCTTGCCCTTGATGGTGGAGAGGAGGCCCGCGCCGGTGGTTGCCAGCTTATTTGCGGCCCCACCGTAAAAATTTTGCAGGTCGGCGGCCACGCCGCCGAAACCCTTTGAATCAAATTGTTCTTTGGAGACCTTAAACCCAAACTCCTTGAGCCGCTCCATCTCACCGAGCTTTGCGTCGGCGAGGGCCTCGATGGCGTCGCTGACGGACTTGGTGCCGCCGGACGCCGCCGCCATATCCTCGGCGAGGGTAACGAGCCTCATGGCCTCCTTGGTGTTGCCGCTGGCGATGGCAATGGCGCGTGAGCCTGCCTGGATCACCTCGCCCGTCTCAAATGGGGTCTTGTTGGCGTTGTCGCGTAAGCCCGCGATGTACTTGTCGGTCGTTGCCTTGACTTGCCCTTGGCTCATGCCCTTGTTGGTCGCACCGACAAAGTGCTCCATGGAGACCTGCTGTTGCTCTAGCTCCATGCCGCTCTTGACCGTTGCCCCAACTCCGGCCACAGCCGCAGCGCCCCCGGCAGCAATGGGGATTGCCACGGCCTTGCCGATGGATTTGAGCTTGCCTCCGAGTGATTTGAGCACGGAGGATGCCTTATCCTTAAGCTTGACGACCGGAGAGGCTACCGTCTTGCCGATTGATCGGAGCCGGCTGCCAACCGCCTTAATCTTGGAGGTGGCCATATCTTTGACCGCCACGGCGGTGGCGATCTTTTTGCGCAGCGGCGCGTACTGCTTGGATAATTGTTTAGCCTTTTTGCTGGCCGCCGTCGCGTCCAGCCGCGCCTTATATTTTTTGTCCCATGTCTTTTGGAGGCTATTTTTGGTGCTGTCGACCTCGCGGCGAAAGGCTGACTGTTCTTTTCGCACCGCCCGTAATGTGGCGGTGGCGTTATCCTTAATTGAGATCACGCCGGACAACACATGCATCAGGCGTCACCCCCTAAGCCCCAAAATTGCCGCCGCTCCTCCTGCGCGGTCGCCATCGACGCCGCAAGAAATGCCCTTGACAATGTGTCAAGGGACAAAATATAGTCCGGCAAGATACCGCGCTGTAAATAATAGTGGAGGAGATACGCCTCGTCGTCATGGGCAATCAGTTTTTTTGGTTGTCAACCACACTGATCGAGTCGCCGGTGACGCCGCTTAAATTCATCACCTTCATCACGATCTCCGCGCGCTCATGTTGGGTGAGCATCTCCGTGACGTCAAGCGGATCGACGATCTGACCAGCCTCCTGCAGCTGCTTGGCAATCGCATGCAGGTCGGGCTCTACGACGGCGGTATACACCAGCCGCTTATCCTGACGGATGGAGTCCTCCGTGTCATTGTCCACGATATCTGCGATCTCGCTGGACGTCAGACTGCGCACGGTAATCACATCGTCAAGAGATGGGATGTGCAGCTGTTGACGCTTAGGGGTGCGCTTAGCTTCAAGGCGCTGGGTGGCCTTAGCCACCCACGCCTCAAAATTGGTTTTGGTATCCTTGTTAGCCATCTATTATCCTCCTTATTTAATTCGATCTAAATTGATCAGGTCAGACGGCGTAAACCCGCCCGATACCTCCATCTCCACGAGCGCGCCGCGCTCATAGGACACGACCGGCAGGTCGTTAATCCAACAATTGCTCACGGAGTAGCGCTCAATCTGATGCCCGACCGCGTCCGGATCGGCGAGCTTGGTGATGATTTGCAGCCGCTTATCGTTGCCCTTGATGACGCTCTGGCGCACGTCCTCATAGCGGGAGTAGACCTTACTCAGCGCCATCGTCCACTCGCCAGCCTGGCCGGTGAGCTTACTGTCAACATCCAGCCCCAGCTGGACGTCCTCGCGGTTATAGGTTACCTTGAGCTCGATTTTTTTGGCCTCGGCGATTAACTCGCCGGAGACCCACACCTCCGCGTATGTGCCGGTTAATATCCTGTATCCCGGTACCTTATTACCCATGCCTTACACCCCCCTACATGTTGACGCGCAGAGTGAGGTCCTCCATCGCGTCCACAAATTTTACCGCACAAACCAGATATACCGTGCTGCCCGTGTTAGCCTTGGCGATATCGATATCCTCCATCTCTGCAGTGTCAGTGCCGTGGGCCTCCAGATACTCCCGCTGCGCGTCGATATCGACCGCGACCATGCTGTCGTAATCCGGATCAAGCACATCTCCCGCGAGCTGCTTATGGTAGTTGTCGATGGCCGCAACCAGCGCTTGCTTGTGGTCATAATTGTTGATGACCTTGCCGACGTACTGCGCCGCAAACGTTGCGCTGATGTCGTCGCGGTACAGATCGATGCCCTCGACGATCTTAATCTTGCTCATATCCTTGCCCTTACCATCCGTGTAGGAGGTGAGGGAGTTGACGCCGCGTCCAATCTTGTACGCGCCGTTATCGTCGATGATCACCAGCTCGCCCGCGTCGATCCGGTCATCCGGGTCGTCGGGGACGGCTGCGGAGGTGATATCCGGCAGATCGTAATAGGTGCTGCTGCGGCTAAGAGGCAGACCTGCCAGTACGCCCGCAATGCGCGTGCAATACTCCGCCGCCGTGCAGATGTTGCTCGGAGCGAGGCCCGTGACGATGTCCCCGGTCGTCAGGTTGACAATGCCCTCATGATCCGCTGCCGTGTTGGCCAGCACCGCCTTATACGTCTTATGGTCGGCGTCGCGGGCAGCCTTGATCCATGCGACGACCGAGGCGGTCTGCTCCGTCGTCAGCGACGGGATCGTCAGGTAGTTCCACGTGCGGCTCTTGAGCGTCTTAAGAGCCGCCGAATAATCCGTGGCGTCCGTTGCAATGCGCAGGACGAGCACCTTGCTCGGCCCGCCCTCGAGGATCATCTGGAGGTACTCGTAATTGCGTTGCGTCCAATGCGCAAAATCCACGTCCGCGAGGGATGTGTAGACAGTCTCGTCCGCGCCGCCCTCGGTATCGTCCTTAAGGATGCAGGCGACGATCCCGCGCGCGCTGCGCTGGATCGCGGTCTGGCCCTTGCTGGCAAATATGATGTTAATCTCTGGTAATCCCACTCGTTACCCTCCCTTGTGTGTAATAATCTCCGTCTCCAGCGTCTCCGCCAGCGGATATTGCTCAACCGCCTCCTCGCTGTCCCAAAAGGTCAGCGTAAAGGTACAGTACAATATCCGGTCGACGATCTTATATGTGACGTTGGGGACGGTAATTGCCCGGTCGTCCCAACGGATGACCGGGCGGATTGCGTGATCGATGGTGTCGGCCAGCGCCCAATAATCGGCATTGCGTTCCGACGCCGTGTGGGCGGCAAGATCAATGACAACGCTGTGCCGCGTATGGCAGGCGCTGGTCGTTGTCCGGCTGACGGGCGTCAGGCCGACATAGATGTAATCATTGATGTCGGATTGGCCCCCGTAGTCGGTCTTGGCAAAATATTCGCTTGACACGTCCATGTCCGGAAGTTTCGTTTTAATTGCCCGGACGATGGCGTCCTTCATTTGGCTATATACGTTGATCATGTTTCCCCCTATAGATCGTGCGTTACGATGAAATCCTGCAGCCACGCGCGCAGGTAAGACGGCATCCGTTCTTCCACCTGTGCAATGGAAATTTCCATCATGTGCGCGCCGGGGACGTATCCGCCGCCCCGCGTGCGGTGGCCGTAGTTGACAGGGTCGGCATACTCGAGATCGGTGTAGACCTCAACGACGTACTCGCCGCCCTTACGGACGATATCGCCCACCGTCCAGCTGCCGCGCAGGTGGCCGGTGTCCTTGGGCGTGAGATCGGAGGAGAGCCGCCCCTGCAGCTCGTGCGCAATATCGAGCACGAGCCGCTCAAACTCCGTTGGCCACTCTCGCGCAGCGCGCTCAAATATCTCCGCGTACTCATCGAGGCCGTCAAATCCATAATCCGTACTGCTCATACCGTGTCTTCTGTGAGCGTCAGCGGGATATTATTGTGGCTCGGCTGCCGCTCCGGCTTGCCTGCGACGGTGCGGTACGTCCGCCCAAGGCGGGTGACAAGCACCGTGTCGCCGGGCCGGATGTCCACCTCCGGGCGGGTGAAGAGGAGGTAATCCGTCTTGACGTCGGAGGTTGCCTCCCCGTGTTGCAGCTTGCCGACGGACAGGGAAGAAAGGGCGCAGGGGACGCCGCTCATCACGATCTCCCCGTCGAGCCCGTCCCGGATCACCGTCTCGAGGTTGGGTAGCATCCGCTTGACGGGCCGGTATACCGTACATGCGTCCCCGTAGGTGGCGGCGAGGACGTCGGCCTCGCTGTGATGGATCATCATGGCTCCTCCCTCCTCGGCACGCCCGGCTTACGGTAACGCCACAGGATATCCTCATAGTCCTGCAGGTAATCCCGCGTAGCCTTGGCAGAGGATGATTGATCCCGATAGCTGATGGACGTGTCGCCCCGCGTTACGCTGGAGACCTGCTGGGGCAGGGTAAGCGTCCCATCGTCCCGCAGCATTGCCTCTGCCATTTGCGCCGCCACGATCTCCAGCGCCTCCGGCAGGTCGTCGCGGTTGCAGGATGCAAGGATCCTTGTAACAGCCATCAGCACACGCCGCCTTGCCGCAGTCTCATCCGCGACGGACAGGTCATAGGCGTACTTGATGCCCAATACGATCCGGTCGATCTGCTCAGTTACCGTCATTGCCCGCACCCGCTTTCGGGGCGGCCTTGCCGCCGCCCTTGGGCTTGGCTGCGGGCTTTGCGGGCTGCTCCTCCTCATCGAGGAGCGCCTTGGCAATAGTCTCATCGGTCAGGGGCTCCCCGGTGCGCAGCTGGTTGGCAATCTGGCGGCCAAGCTCCTTTACGTCGATGGTCAGGTTAACCTCATGCTCCGTCTCCGCCGCGCCGCCGGTGCGGGCAAAGCCCTGCTCCTCCAGCTTGCGGGCGGCCTCGTCCGAGGCCACCCTGCGCACGACGTTGTCACGCTGTAATATAATCATATTGCACCCCCTCACTGGCTGGCAGGCAGGACCTGCTTGCAGTTAACCCACACCTGCGGCCACTTATTGTCGGTGATCCACAGGTCGTGATACTTGCGGTAGTCGATTGCCCACGCGCGGGCAGATTGGTTGGTCTCAGGGTCAAATATGCGCACCTTGTCGGTACGTGATACCGCGATCGGCACCGTGCGCGGGCAGATGATCCAGTTGACGTCGAGCGCGTTTTCGGCGGGGGCAAATCCGCCCGTCTTTTGCCCCTCGGTCTTACCGTCCGCAAAGATATATGCGCTCTTGAGCCGCCCGGAGCCGACACGCCGGATCGGGTGCTCGCCGTTTAGGGCTCTGACCTTGAGCGTTACGCCGCCCTGCGTAAAATCGACCACATCGAGCTTTTTGGATATCTCTGCCGAGGTGTCCAAAATAGCCGCGACAAGTGTGGACATCGTGATTACCAGCGGGGTGTCGCTGCCGACCACGTCCTGCACGGCGGCGATGTCGTAGTAGAGCTTAGTGAGGATATCCGCAGCGGTCGGCGTATACCCGCCTGCCGCACGCTTATGGGCAATCGCGCCCGCCGCGATCTTACTGTAACGGTAAGCGTCGATCTCAGGCACCACTTTAGCGCGCTGGAACTCGCCCATCACCTGCGACGCCGTCACCACAAAATTGGTGTCATTGACCTCGTGCTCATCGAGCGCAAACCTGCGGCCACGATCCATCGCAAAAGTAAGGTCTTGCCACGTCAGGGTGACGTCTCCGTCGACAAACCCGTTGCTATAGTCAGCGAGGCCGTCCATAACGATCTGCGGCACCTTGACGGTCTTGCCTCCGGTGTACCGGATCAGGCTGGAGTTGGGCTCCATCCAGCCAGATGTGGAGAGCTCGACCGCCGCCTTGTCGAGCTCGCTCTGAAATACAGATGCATATTGCAGTACATTAGCCATTGCTCATCCCTCCTCTGATACTCTTGCTGATCTCGTTGCGGATCGCCTCGTTGGCGTTGGATGCCTTGCCGATGCCAAGCGGCGTCTTGCCGCGCAGCCGCTCCCTGACCGTGGCCGCGACCGCTGCGTCAAACGCCTCGGTCAGCTTGTCGCAGGCCGCCGTCATGTCCTGCTCGCTGGTTAGCGGCAGCAGGTCGGCGAGCCCGACCGGGTAGCCATCGCCGCTTAAGCGGGCTACCGCCTTATCCCTGACGTCGCGGGCGAGGAGCTGCGCCTTGAGCTGTGCGATCTCATTGCTGGTCTTGTCGGCCTCCGCCTTGGCACGCTCCTCCGGGGAGAGCTTGGCAATACGCGCCTGCTCCTCCTGCTCTGCCTGCCACTGTGCCTTGGCCGCGTCGATCCGTGCCTGCAGGTCGGCGTCAGTGTACGTCTTGCCGTCCTTGGAGGAGGGCTCTGTCTTTTTGCCGCCCTCAGGTGCGGCGGGGTCTCCGTCGCCGTCCCCGTCATCGCCGCCGATCCCCAGCAGCTTACCCAGCCGCTGCAGGAACTTGCTCTCCGGCTTAGCCTCTTTGCCCTCCGGCTCTGTGCCTTCGGAGGGCGTCGTCTCAGTTACAGGATCGGTTGTCGGCTCCGTCGTGGTGACGGTCGTATCAATTGTCTCTGCCATTGTGTCTTGCCTCCAATTAATCTATTGATAACCGGCGTTTAACCGCCGGATATCTGCGTGTTTTCTTCGGCCTCCTCGTCCGGTGGGACGGGGAGGCCGATGTAGTCGTATGCGGATAAGTAGCTTAGCCCTCGCGGCAGGATACCCGCCTCAACAAGCTGGATGTGCTCGTAGGCGTCCACGCCTGCCCAGCGCTTACCTGTCACAGCGTCCGTCCCTCCCGCGCAAACCGCTCGTTGTACAGGTCACGCAACGCGGCCTTGACCGCGTCCTCGCCGTAGCACTTGATGAGGTACGGCAGGTGCGTCTCCAGCATATCCACGGTTGTCTCGCCCCGGTGGGGTATGTGGTTGGGGTTAAGATAGGCACGCAGGTAATACTCGTATATCCCCGCCGCGATCTCCGGGGGATTGCATATCTTATATAACCCCTCAAGCTCCGTCTCGATCATCCATCGGGCGGCCTCATAGCCGACCGGCTTGTCCTCATGCATCTCACTTACTCCTCCTTGGTGGCCGCTGCGTGTGCGCGACGTAATCCTCATACCAGTCCTCATACTTGATGCTCTCCGGGATCGGCACCGCCTCATACGGCGCAAACATGCGCCGCGACGGCACCGCCACAATGGTGCAGGTGCAATTGGGGTGGATCGGCGGGTAGTCAAGCCCCGCTTTGGCGGTATCAATATCAAACTCCTGCCCATTTAGCGTGGCACAATCGCAATGCCCGCCCTCGCCGCCGCCGACAAAACGGTAGCGCTTGACGCCCGTCTCCTTATATGCCAACAGCCGCGCCTCGGCAGCAAAATGCGTACACTCCGTGCGCACGAGGCGCTCTGCTGCGTACCGGCCTGCGCCCATTGCGTCGTTGACGCCCTTGGTCATCTGCTGGATGCTGCTGCCCTTGGTAAGGCCGATAGAGATCTCCCGCCGTGTCACCATCGCCAGATGGTCGGTATTGCCCCACACGGCGGCGGAAAATTGCCGCTCGCTCCACGGCTCATCAAGGACTCGCTTAATGAGCTTATCGTCGAGACGCGCGACGCCAAACCCAAGGCGCAGCCCGCGCTGCACGCCGTAGCAGCCCTCGTAATAGCTGTTGACCAGCGTGTCGCGCATCATCCGCCTGATCCTGCCGTCCGCGTCTCCGGCGAGATCGATCATGTGCCGGTAGATGTCTCCGAGCAGCTGCTCCTTGCGGCTGATCCGGCTCTTGGCCGAGAGGGTGTTGATCTCCAGCAGCATCCGGCTATCCTTGGCGGGGCCGGAGATGGCCTTGACGTACCGGTCGATGGACATGCGCCACGAGCTATACTCCCTGCCGCTGATGTACTGGCGGGCCACGGCGTCCGTGAGCTGATTATCCTTGGCGTACCGGCCATAGATTGCCGCGATCTCGCGCTCAATCTGGCCCGCAGCCTCCTGATAGATGGTCATAAGCTCGTTGGTATACTGGTCGGCCCGGCGCTCGGTCTTAAGCGCCTCCGACTTGGCGAGATCAACCCAATAATTGCGGTTGCTGCTCATGCGCCGTCACCGTCCTCATCCGCTGTGGGAGGCGTCGCCTCAGCCTCCCGCAGCGCCCTGGCCAGCGCCTCATACCCGGTGGAGGGGTCGGCAGCCTTAAGCTGCTGCTCCTCCTCGGCCCTGAGCTTATTGATCTCATCCTGCACGTTGCTGACGTTGGGCAGGAGCTTAAGCCGCGTCTCGCGGGAGAGGTCGGCGGCCAGCTTGGTCACCACGTCTGCGAGCTCGGGCAGATTTTGCGGCTGATTACGCCGAAATTGGATGTCGATGTCGCGGTAATCATAGGTGGGATTGCTGGTGATATGCAGGATGTTGGTAATCAGTTCGGCGCGGCGTTGCAGGCCGCGCTTAAACTTGCGCTCCTTAATGGCTGTGACCTGCTCAAGGCCCCACAGCTTGTATGCGATGGCAACGCCTGAGAGGTTGCCCGCAAACTGCTCGTCCGACAATCGCGGCACGCCGCTCAATGCGTGGATGTCCCGCGTCAGCCGATCCTTATAGTGCTCGAGGCCCGCGTCGTTGACGTCCTTAGTAAGCCAGCTGATCGTGCCCCCATTGGCAAGGCTGATCGCGCCCTCCTCCTTAATCTGCACGATGTCGTTGGACGTGGCCGCGCCCATATGGGATAGCACCATGATCGCGTCGTCGTTATACTGATACATGTTGGCCGTGTTACTCTGCACGCGGTTGTATGCGTCGATCATGGGGATCACGCTCTCATAGTCGCCCATGCGCTCGTCGTTATTGCGGTACTCGACCACCGGCACGCCGTGCCAGTAATGATCCTCCGTGCCGGAGAGCTGCAGGGAGCCGCCGTCCGGGGCGGTAAAATACCAGACGTCCTCCTCGCGCCACCACTCATAGCGCGTGATCTTGTTGCCGTCCTTATCCTCTGTAACAATACGCCGGATCGCGCCCATCGGCTCCTCCGAGCCGGTCGGGTAGATGACGAGGCAGTCGTCGGGCTCGAGCAGGGTCATGCGGATCGCGGCGTCCTCATCGAGATACAGCATCTCGCAGCAGCTCCCCTTGATGGAGCAGCCCTTGGCGAGCTCGGCGTTGTGATCCTGCTCGTCGTTATAGTCCATGATGTCCTGCAGCTGCGCGAGGTAATTATCATCCGAGCTGCCATATACCACGGGCTTACCCAAAAAATACCCGGTGGCCGTGTCCGTGATGTACTTGGCGACGTTGCAGACGATGCGGTTATTGGGCGAGGCGCTGTGCTCCTTGTGGCTGTGGAGGATATCGTGGTTGCCGAGGTAATACTCCTGCAGATGATGGTACTTATCCGCGCCCGCCAGCATGTGCCGATCGATCAGGCGCTTAACGCCTGTCGCGTCCAGCGTCTGATACGACGCCCTGTCCATGTAGACCGATGACATTACTCTGCCTCCCATCTGCGACATTGCCCCGTCATGGCCTCACCGATCAGTCGCGCAAGGCCCTCCACTGTAATGCTGGTATGGGTATATGGGTGCTGATGGATACTGATCTCAATCCCGTGTGCAGTATTGCGCCATGTGATGCCCTCCGTATACTGATGTCCACAGGTATCCTTGTGGGCGCATACATTGCAGATATCGCTTAAGCTGGCTGCCTCCATCGTCCTGCCTCCTATACTATTTATATCCCTAATTCGCGGCGATCGAAAATAAAGAACCGCTGCTCATTTTTGGCGATGCTGCGCGCCCCCTCCAGCGCATCCGGCCCGTCGTCGTGGGCCGCCATTGGAAACTGCAGCAGCTGCTCTAAGAGCCGCTTATGCCGCCGATTAAACTTAATGTACTTATTTTTGATGTCCGGCTGCAGCGTCTGGACGCGCATCACCTTATCGGTGGTCTGCTGTACCTCCTCAATGGGGAGGTACAGGCCCGCACGGGCGGAAGCCTTGGCAAGCTCCTCCTTAAGAAACCATTGGAACTGATTGGTCTCGGCACCGAGCTTGGTATAGCCGCGCCCGTAGGTGTTGCGTAGCCACTCCTCCTTGTGCAGGACATCCGAGATAATCCGGTCAGGGTGCCGCCGCTCGATGTCCGCGTCGAGGACGTACATATATCCGGTCTGCGTGTGCTTGGCAAGGGTGATGATCGCCGAGTAGTCACTGTTTTTGGATTTGCCGAGACTGGGATCAACAAACCCAAAAAATGCAAAATCTCCGTTACCAAAATTGATCTCGGCCTCGTTGTACCAATCGAGCCAGTCCTCGATAAAGATGCAGTCGTCCGGGT